TGGGTTGATATAACTTAATAAAAGTGATATGGAGAATCTAATATGGCAAGTACATTTAGTAATTTAGGTTTAAACCTACAAGCGACTGGCGAAAACTCCGGAACATGGGGAGAATTAACTAACGTCAATTTACAAGAAATAGATAATGCAATCGCAGGTGTAGTTACAATTACACTAACAGGAAATACAACTTTAGCATTTACATCAAATGCAACTTCTACGACATTCACAGATGAAGCAGGACGAAATAAAACAATTATTTTATCAGGAGCATTATCAGCAACTACAGTTACAGTTTCAGTTCCAAATATAGAAAAAGATTATGTCATCATAAACAATTCAGGTGCAACAGCTACTATTTCATCAGGTGGTTCTACAACTGTATCTATTGCAACAGGTTCTAAAAACTATGTTATTGTAGACCCAGCAACAACTTCAGTTATTTCAGCGGTGCCTGCAGCAACTCCAGGCGGTTCTAATACATTCGTTCAATTTAATAATAATGGTGTTTTCGGTGGTATTACTAATACTACTGCGGGCTTTATACTAACCTCAAATGGAACAACTACTACACCGTCTTTTCAAGCAAATACTGGAATTACGGCTGGAAAATCTATTGCATTAACATTAGTTTTCGGATAATAATTAACAAGGAGATAAAATATGGCAAATCCAAATATAGTATCAGTAAACTCGATATTCGGTAATACCACAGGTATTGCATTAACTACAACTCTTACAACAGTATTACTTGCTAACGCAGCAGCATCAGGAAAAGTTTTTAAAATAGAATCTATCATGGTTGCAAACGTAGACGGAACAAACGCTGCAGATGTAACTATTGATTGGAATACAAATGCCGGCGGAACGGGGACTTCTATTGCACTTGCTGCAACAATTGCTGTACCAGCCGATGCAACTTTATCTTTAATAGATAAAACAAATTCTTTTTACTTAATGGAAAATCAATCAATCATTGGTGGCGCAAGCGCTAACTCTGATTTAGAGTGCATTATCGCTTACGAAGAAATAAGTTAACCGGGAGATTTTTGCTATGGCAAAAGATAACGGTGGGATAATTGGAATACTCAACACTCCAACAACAACAACAGCATCGGGAGTCTGGTCTCTTGAAGATCAATACAATGCACGCGTTTCAAATATTTGGCCGATCTCTCCTTACTCAATAGATTTTTTAGTAGTAGCTGGTGGTGGAGGTGGAGGTGGTGCATCTGCTGGTGGAGGAGGTGGAGGAGGAATGAGAACTTCTACTCAAACAGCATCAGTCGGAACAGTAATTACAGTAACAGTAGGTGATGGAGGTGCAGGAGGTGCAGGAGCAGCGGGACCAACAGGTGATGGTACAAGTGGTTCAAATTCTTCAATTTCAGGTACAGGATTAACAACAATCACTTCAGCAGGTGGAGGTGGAGGTGGAGGAGGAGGTGGTAATCTAGGTTTAGCAGGTGGTTCAGGAGGTGGTAACGCAGGTAATTCAAGTAATGCAAATACTCCTGGTGCGGCAGGTAACACACCAAGTACAAATCCAAGTCAAGGTGCAAGAGGTGGTTTATCTGCTGGTGGGCCAAGTTTTGGTGCTGGTGGTGGAGGAGGTGGAGGTGCATCAGGTTCAGTTGGTCAAGATGGAACAACAACTGTTGCAGGAAATGGTGGAGATGGTACAGCTTCATCTATAACTGGTTCATCAGTAACTTATTCTGGAGGTGGTGGATCTTCATCTTACTTTGCTGGTACAGGAGGTACTGGAGGAAATGGGGGTGGTGGTAATGGAGGAACAAGAACTAATGGTATAGCAGGAACAGTTAATACTGGAGGAGGTGGTGGTGGAGGAAGTGAAATACCTTATGCAGGTGGTGCTGGTGGAAAAGGTGTTGTTATATTAAGTGTACCAACTGCTAACTATTCAGCAACTACAACAGGTTCCCCAACAGTTACAACAAGTGGTGCTAATACAATAATGCAATTTAACGGAACAGGGAGTTACACAGCATAATGGCATCATTTGCAAAAATAGAAAATAATATTGTAATAACAGTTGTTTCTGTTGTTAATGAAGTATTAAAAGATTCAAATGGAGTAGAGCAAGAACAATTAGGAATTAATTTTTTAAAAACATTATATAATGAACCAAATGCTATTTGGAAACAAACTTCATATAATACAAACGGTGGAGTTCATTCGCTAGGCGGAACTCCTTTTAGAAAAAATCACGCTGGTATTGGATATACCTACGACTCACAAAGAGATGCTTTTATTGCACCTAAACCTTTTAATAGTTGGATATTAAACGAAACTACTTGTAATTGGGAAGCACCCGTTGCTAGACCACAAGATGGACAATTATATACTTGGAACGAAGAAACTCAAAATTGGACTTTACAAACTATCTAAAATAGTTTAAAAAAAGTCAGAATGTCAGAAGCAGTTATTAACGGAATATTTCCAACTCCTATCTATATGTCTAAATTAGATAGAAAATTAACTCCATTAGAATTAAAGTTTGTAGAAAAATCTAAAAAAGATTTTTACAAAAATGATGGTAATATTACATCAAATAATAATTACATTCTTAATGAAAAACCTTTTACTAATATTAAAAAAGAATTAGATTTAAGAGTACAAGATTATTTTGATAAGATCATATCACCAGCTAATAATATTACTCCTTACATTACACAATCTTGGTTAAATTATACTGAAACAAATCAATTTCACCATAAACATGCTCATCCTAATTCATTAGTATCGGGAGTATTCTATATTAATTGTCATAAAGAATTAGATAAAATTAAATTTTTTAGAGACGATGATTATAAAATGATTAAACCAGAAACTAAAGATTGGAATTTATGGAACTCTGAAACATGGTGGTTTCCTGTTAAAACAGGTGATATTATAATGTTTCCATCTTCGCTTACGCATATGGTTGAAACGAAGGAAGGAAATAATACTAGAATTAGTTTAGCTTTTAATGTATTTATAAAAGGAACAATAGGCAGTAATAAGAATTTAACAGAGTTAGTTCTATAAAATACTGGCTTTCTTCAATAATATTGGTATTATAGTAATATGGCTAAAATTAATGGTGGAATCATAGGACCAAATAATCCCACAGGTCCATTTTCAGCGGGCGGCGTTTGGAGATTGGAAGATGCTTTCAATGCACAGAAAGCCGGAGAGTGGCCACTGGTGCTTGGATATCAGATCCCTAATTCATTAAGATTTAATGTAGCTTCAACTGATTTTTTAATACGAACTATCGCAAGTACAGGAAGCAATCAAATATGGACAGCTTCTGGTTGGATTAAAAGACAACAACTTGGTGCATCTTCATCACTTTATTGTTCAAGTGATTCTTCAGCAGGTAATAATTTTAGAAGTTTATTTATTAATGCAAGTGACCAAGTACAATGTGCTTTTATTGATGGGACATACACATTCCAAGTAGAAACAAATGCTTTATTAAGAGATATATCAGCTTGGTATCACATTGTTGCCGCAGTAGATACAACACAAGCCACAGCTTCAAATAGAGTTAAAATTTGGATTAATGGTGTTTTGCAAACTTCACTTGCAACAGCTAGTTATCCTACACAAAATGCAACAATTAATTTTAGCAGTTCAGGATATAAACAGCTTATTGCTTCTTTAAGAGATAGTTCAACTATTCTTAATGGTTGTTATCTTGCTGAAATGCATATTTTAGATGGAGTTGCAAAACAAGCTTCAGATTTCGGGCAAACAGATTCAGCAACTGGAATCTGGACACCTATAGCTTATACAGGTACTTATGGAACTAATGGTTTTTATTTAAAGTTTGCAAATTCTGCAGCACTTGGAACAGATTCTTCAGGAAATGGTAATGATTTTACAGTAAATAATTTAACTTCAGTAGACCAATCTTATGATACTCCTACTAATAATTTTGCTACATTCAATTCTATTAAATTTACTGGTGGTGATTTAACACAAGGTAATTTAGAATTAGATAGCACTTCTGCTAGTTGGAAAACTAGAAACTCAACAATAGGAGTAAGTGCTGGTAAATGGTTTATGGAATTTAAAATGGGTGCTATTACTTCTGACCAAAGTGGTGTTGCAATTATGCCAGACACAGTTCCTGATGGTAATTTTCCAGCTGTTGATGCAACAAGAAGTCCAGGTATTGCATATAATAGTGATGGAAGAAAAATTGTAAATGGATCATCAACATCAGCTTATTTTTCAACTATGTCAACTGATGATATTATTGGTATTGCTTTGGATATGGATAATGGAACAGTTCAATTTTATAGAAATGGTTCAACAACAGGAAGTCCAATAAATTTATCAGATGCTTTTACTTCATCTAATTATCCATTGTTTTTTGTAGCCGCAGTTTATGATACAAGAGATGTTCAAGCAAATTTTGGCTACCCACCATTTACTATTTCATCAGGGAACGCGGATGCTAATGGATTTGGAAATTTCGAATACGCTGTACCAAGTGGGTATTATGCGTTATGTACTAAAAATTTAGCTTTATACGGATAGACTATGGCATATACAACGATCAATAAAGGTTCTAGTTATTTTAATACCATACTTTATACTGGTAATGGAACTGCTCGTTCTATTACAGGAGTAGGTTTTAAACCTGATTTTACTTGGATTAAAAGTAGAAGTGATGCAGACAGCCATTATTTAGTAAACAATGTTGCAGGATATACAAAGTATTTACTTTCAAACTCCTCACAAGCAGAAGTTACTGATTCAAATATTGTTACAAGTTCAGATAGTGATGGTTTTACTATTGGTACTAGTGGTGCAGTAAATGGAAATACAGCAACTTATGTAGTTTGGAACTGGTTAGCAAATAATACATCAGGTTCATCTAATACTTCAGGAACAATTACATCAACTGTTGCAGCTAATACAACAGCTGGATTTAGTATTGTAAGTTATAGTGGTAATGGAACTAGTGGTGCTACTGTGGGACATGGATTAGGTTCTGCTTTAGGATTAATTATACTAAAATGCAGAAGTACTGCTGGAACATCTTGGCAAATGTTTCATAAATCTTTAGGTGCAACTAAATCAATAAATTTAGAAGATACAGCAGCAGCAGCTACTTCCACAGCATATTGGAATGATACAGCACCAACATCATCAGTATTTACTTTAGGAAATGGTGGAGATTTTAATAATGGAAGCAGAACTTATATCGCCTACTGTTTTTCTGAAATAAAAGGATATTCTAAATTTGGTTCTTACACAGGTAATAATTCAACTGATGGAGTATTTGTTTATACTGGATTTAAACCAGCTTTTATAATTATTAAAGCAACCAATAGTGCTACTCAATTTTGGACTTTAATTGATAACAAAAGAAATTCTTTTAACATGGTTAATTTAGGAATAGGCCCTAATTCAAGTAACAGTGAATCTACTTTTAATACTAATAGGGGAAATCCTAATATGGATTTTGTTTCTAATGGATTTAAATTTAGAACAGATAATTCAGGAATAAATGGTACTTTGAATTATATATATATGGCATTTGCCGAAAACCCATTCGTTTCTTCAACTTTAATACCGACGACTGCAAGGTAGACAAATGATTAAAAATAAACTATAAAGGGGACACTATGTTCGCAAAAGTAGAAAATAATCAAATAGTAGCAGTTAACTCAAGTAAGAGTTTTTTTAAAAATTCTTCTGGAGTTTATGAAGTTATTTACAATACAACTAATTTAAAAGACACAGAATTTTATTATAATGGTGCTGAAACATTCACATTCGCAAACGATCAAGTTACAGCGTCTTATGCTCCAGCAACTCCTAAAAAATTAGAAGATACTAATGAAGTAAAAAAAGATGGTACTCCATTACTAGACCAAGATGGTAAACAAGTTATAACTAAAGGTTTAAAATCAAACCACGTTGCTAGAATCAAGTCTCAAGCTGCGGGTTTATTACAATCTACAGATTGGTATATAATTAGAAATGCTGAATCAGGTGCTGCAATTCCTACTAATGTTTCAACTTATAGAACTGCAGTTAGAACTAAATCTAATGATATGGAAGCGTTAATTAATGCAGTTTCAAGTGTTGAGCAGCTAGCTGCCTTATATGTTTATGATAAAGATACGAAATCTAGACCATTAGGCGACTTTCCAAGATTATAATTAAGACTTCCGCTTTAAATAAAGCATGATATAATCTTGCATTTTACAATGTAAGAATTATGCCAATTAATAAACTACAATTTAGACCAGGAATCGATAAACAAAACACTCAATATGGCGCAGAAGGTGGTTGGGTTGATTGTGATAACGTGCGTTTTAGGTACGGTGTTCCTGAAAAAATAGGTGGTTGGGAACCTGCCGTTGGTACTAATTTAATTGGTGCAGCAAGAGACATACACACATATACAGATTTAGCTGGTGACTCATTAGCGATCATCGGTACAGATAGAAAACTATATACCTATTACGATAACAACTTTTATGACATCACACCTTTATCAACTACTATTCCAGCAGTATTTACATTCACATCAGCAACAACCATTGTAAACGTTCTTGCAACATCTAATGGCGCAATCGCTGGAGACTTTGTTACATTTTCAGGAGTTACTGGAGTAAGTGTTATAAATATTACTAACACTAATATGGCTCAAGAATTTGAGATTCAAAATATTATAGATTCTAATAACTTTACAATAG